CAGCAGGAACTGAGCCATCAAAATTTTTATAATCAAAAGCGAGGCCACACTTTGAATGTGCCAAAAGCTCTTCGCCATATTGTTTCCACACGGCTTCTGGATCTTTACCAATACCGTGGTACAATTTAAATCCAGCACTTGTCTTCATGGCATTAAGAAAATGTCCGAAATATTTTCTACACAACATAACGTTATCTAATGATGACTGTTCAAAAACTCTTGTTTTGCCACTTAATATTTTATTTTTTGGTCTAAGTTCATCTTTCATACATCCCACAAATGGCAAAGGTGGGATAAGTCCTAATTGAATAGAAGAATCTTTATCACACAATAATTGTGTGAAAGTTTTGTTATAATCTGGCAAGACGTAATTCTTTGCCTTGGATGAAAAGAAATATATTTTCTTTCCAACGTCATTTTCTTCAAAGTCAAATATTTCCCTTTTACCATCCACATAATATTTACTATAAAGTCCGGGAGATGTCTTCATTGCAATACCAGTCAAAACGCCATAACCATTAATAACTTCATTTTCATTTAAAACACGAGGCTCAGTTACACGTGGAATCTTCTCAACATAATATTGCGACATATTTTTGACATACCGTAGTGGAATACCAGCCACTTTCTTAGTTTCCCATTTTTGAGCGTTCTTAATAGCAGGATCAAAGTGACCATCATCATACACACCAACGCCAGTCGACGCAGGTTCGTAATCACATTCATTTTCAGTTACCAAGAAAGGTTCAATCTTCACAAATTGAGTTTTTCGAACTATTGAACGGTGAATTGAAACACCATCCAACTTTACATCCTTGCTGATCGGAGCTTCAGAATTCCACTCCTTATGCTGAGCATGTATGCCTTCATACACAAAATTACGTTCTGGAGTAATATTTAAATCAATTTTTGGGAGAATAGAAGCCGCACCAAGCGCAGTATGACTGATTGCTGTATGCAATCCAACCAAACCTTTTCCAGGCACGTAATAAGGCCGACCACAATCACCCTCTTCTGTGAGAACACCTTTATATCCAACCCAGGCAATGGCAATTTTACAATTTTCCATTGACTGAAGCTCAACATTTCCTGTCCACTCAACTGCAATATCATTTTCTTCTTTTTCACTAAGTAAAACAGCTTCACGATTTTTGATTTCACCATTGTAAATGTGTTGATTAATTTTTGAAACATTCGG